ATTGGTAGTCTTGGGAATGTTCGTATTACTCAAGGTCAGCTCAAGGATCGTCTTAAAGTGACAAATCCTGAATTGACAACTGTTGAAAATAAAAACAGCTTGACCGCAGAGGAAAAGACTGCTGTCAAGAATGCCCTCTATGCTAAAAATGATAAAGCAGATCACCGTATCAAGGACATTGAAGTCCAGCCAGATGGTACAGCAACGATTGTCTACAATGATGAAACACGTAGTACTCCAATTCCACAGTCGGCTACAGTCAATGAGCGACCAACAATTAAAAACTTAACTCCTAGTAATGCAGAAATCGACCGCGCTAATCCGCATAAGATAGTTGTTTATCGTGAAGAAAGATTTAGTGTGGATGTGAACTTGACTGATGACCATGGTCGATTGGACAAGATTAAGGTAGATGATAGAACTACTGTAATTGATCGTTTAAGAACCAATAATACTGACGTATTATTCCCTAATATTAAAAATCTTAATGATTTTAGTATGGTTCAAGATTGTCTAGATGCTAGACCCAATCATTATTTCTTATACGACTTAGACTCTTCTAGAATCTTAGATGAAAATTCACTATACACTATCTCATTTAATGGTCCGACATTAGATGGGGTTAAATATTATATAGCTAATGATATATCAGACCCTCAAAATACTTGGACCGAGATCAGTCGTTCTGATAGACTAACCGGATTACGTGGTAAATCTGTTATTATAGTATTTAAGAATGCAGACTTACGCTATAGAACGTATAATGCCACTGTATCTATCAAAGATGACGTGTATAATATCACTCGTAGTAGTACAGACCAAACTCCTGATGGCATTATCACGTATAAAATTATACCTCAAAGTTGTATTGTGATTAATACAGAAGTGAATGCGGCTTCTGATAGTGGTGATAACAAATGGTCTCTATATATACCTGGATCTAAATTATTAGAATTTGGTACAGCTACGTTAATTGTAACTGAGGGCAATAATACTACACGTACACCTATCACTGGTGATGGTAATATCTTATTAGCACCGCATAGTAAATACAAATTGGAGTTAGCTATTGGTAATTATAAAGTCAATGGTACATTTACATTTGGTGTAGATGATCAAACCATTAATAGTACCACAGGTAATACTACATGGGCATCTGAGTTGTATACTATGAATAAGGCGTTCGATAAAGTCAAAATCAATTTAACTTACGAAGAGCTTCTTAAAGATGGTGAAATGATCATCACTAAGCATAGAGAATTTACAGATACAGACAACCTGTTCAACCTATTCTCTATTAGTAAGATGGGTGGTACTACTACATCATTAACTAATGAATCCCAATATAAGATGGTGGTAGCTAATAATACCATTCAATCTAAAAATAACGGACACGCTATCGTTGGCATCTACTTTAATGATAAAATTATCCCTATGGTTGATGGTTCTAGACAATATATCAGAACTGATGATTTACTAGCATACCAAACAAGTTTAGGTACTACAGCTAAAATACCTATGGTATATAAAGTCTTATATCAAGATGCTAATGTAACTATCGATGTCTTTGAAATTAACCATCAAAGTTCTTATAAACGTGATAGATTTACAGAAGACTCTGTATATTTAGTTGGCTGTAATAAAGCGGATTATACACCTAAGTATAAATACTTCAAGGGTAATGTGTTATATGCACATAAGAAACTAACCCCATGTAATCCTACACCGAATAATAATCAGTTCTTCTATAAGAATGAACCAAACCATCAATGTCAGATTGATATGGTTAATAAGACTGCTAATATCAGCGTTAGATATTATTCTGATTTCACTACACCATTACTAAATGCATCTCATGTAGTTGCAACTATCGGTAGAGGCGCTACAGATATCAATCTTAATCTTGATTTAGGGTCTCCTATCATTAAGTGTGCTATAGAAAGTACAAGTAATAACTGTAATGCTATCCCTTATGATTTATATGGTATTGGTACCATGAAAGGCTTCCAAGCTTTATATCATACTAGTGGTAGAGTATATATGTATCGTCGTAGTGTAATGAAAGATAATATGCTATGGGGTTATATTCTAAACGTAGATGATTATGTAAATGCTATGAATGGTGTAACCACAGTAGCTACTACAGATCGTGTATCTTTAAATGCTCCAGCATTTAAATACGTATTCCGTCGTCAAGATTTTAAAGATGGTACATATAAAGAATCTTTCACTAAGATCATGGGTAAGTTAGCTAATCTTAATATGGATAATAAGAATGTACAAGTATACATCTCTAATGTAGACTATATGAAAGATATTCTTAATATTACAGCAGATGAGTTAATGGAGCTTAGTAAACCAGCTTGGAATGGTAACGGTAATAAAGTAAATCTATTTATCACTTCATTTGAGGACTTAGATGACACTTCTATTAGTAGACCAGTTTCTAGTGCTGCTAGTGATATGGTTAACTTTACAGCTCAAGCTAATGAGATTAAGGATATAAGACAACGTTCAGTTACAGATACACGTATCCCAGATATAGCAGAAATTACTGGTGGTTCTGTATGGTTTGATAAGAAAGAACTTCTTACTGAACTATTTAAACCTAATGATACGATTACTATCATTTGTGCTAGAGAACTTAGAGATGCTGATATCCAAGGTGTATCTGATATTGATATTCTTAATATGACTATTAAGAAAGAGATTACCGCACCAGTAACTAGTTACCAATTATTTACTTTACAAGGAAACCCTGTTGGCTTCTATAAGATTGCTCGTAATAACGATAGCCATATTGGTACTGATAGAAACCGTATGTGTAATATCGGTCTTGATGACAAATATATCATTCCTATTATTGATAAAAGTGGACATAACTATATCTCAGTCGAACTGATGGAAAAACTATTACGCTCCACTGATGTATATTTAGAGATTCGTAGATTTGTACCAGAGCATCCGGCTATTAAGTATCCTATCTATGGTGCTATCTTATTGAATAATGTGACAGATGCTCAAATGATTGAGTCTAACTCGCTATACTATTCTAAGGGTGATAATGCAATAGTAAAAAATCGTACTAATTCGTATACACCATCTAATTATCTTGTAGCAGTTAATACTGTTCCTGGAACTAATAACGTTATTGGTAGCAATACTTTGATTGCTGATTTGAATTACCATAAGACTGGTGGTTTAAATATACCAACTTCTGGTGATAATAAGCTTACATACCATACAGGCGATTATATCTTTAATGCTAACTTGACTAATGGTTTATTATCAGAAGACTCTGCATTTGAATCTAATGTAAGTGGTGAAGCGATGTCTCAATTCGCTCGTATTCGCTTAGCTAGAAACTATGGGATAAATCAAATTAATACATTTGAGTTATTCTTAGATAACTTGCATATGCGTTATACTGATAGTAAGAACTATAAAGATACCACAAATGTAGGTATTGGTACATTCTTTAGAATGGTTCCTAGTTCAACACAAGAACTAGTACCACAGTCTGGCGTAAATAATAACACCAATGACCCTATTGCTGGTACTGGTAAAAATACCTATATTGCGGTTCCTGAAATGTTTGAACCTAGTTTAGATAATACTAATGAACCTGGTACTGATGAATGGAAACAAGCATTCAGTACTAAGCTTTATAAGAATGGTATTGTATATGACTTCTTCATGCATAGTTGTGATACTATGTATGCTGATACTAGACGTTACGCTAATATGAATCTTAAACATAGAATAGTTAATGGTGATAATAAAGCACGTGAAGGTATTAATGGTTACCCATTATTATCTCAAGTTGTTTTGATTCCTCACTTCGATGGTATAGTACACTTCTATAAACAATTCTTAAATGATGCAGTAACTATTCCAACTAGTATCAGTATTGGTAAATCACCAGTTAATGTATTTGTAAATAGAAATAGTGATACTAATCATAAGAACTATGTAATCTATTTAGATGAAATTGATGATATGAATGCTAATGTAAACTATATCACTAGCTTCATTACTAAATACTATAGACAGCTTAGAGAAGATGAGTCTGTAAATATTATAGTAAATAACTATGCGTCTACATCTAGCACTTCTAATCTAACAAATGGAGATGTAACGGTTAAACGTGCTAGTCTAAATGAACTTAATACGTATATTAGTCGTATCAATAAAGTTCTTAAACAAGAGATTACTACTAACCCATCTAAGAACTTAAAGATCTCTGTACACTTTACTAATAGTCGTTACCAAGTAATGGGTCCATGGAGTAATGAGTATATTGCTTCTACAGTTAATACAGTAACCGCTAATAATACTACTGGCTTAGAGATAGATCGTATAGCTAATATAGTACAAGCATCCACCGGTAATACATCAGTACGTAATATCTTTGATGGGTTTAATCTTACATTGAACTTCTTACGTAAAGCAAATTTCATGCAAGCTAGAAACCCTAAAGCTTTTGTAGGTTTTAAAAACCCAGTAATCTTCGAAAGTTTGTAAAAAATAAAAGACATATAACAAAAAATTAATACGGAAAGGAATACCCCTCCCGTATTAATTCATTTTACCTATAACTGATTTTCAGTTACAGGCAAATAGATCCCTTGCCTTTGAAGGAATCTGTAAGCAGCGATAGCTTCGCTATGAGAGACATTATTGATTCTCTCACAGCGATCTAGCACTAAGCTTACTGCAGCACGGATCTGCCAATCTAAATTGGTAGATCTTTCTGCTAACGTATTATGATAATTCATAACACATCCTGCCATAGGAGTCACCTCCTTTCGGCCTGTAGGGTAATCCTACAAGTGTATGGGTAGATTTAGATACAGCTATTCTGAGTAGCTGTATCTACCACACAATTATAGTATGCAATCGTAGAAATTAACTTTAACGAAAAAATAATACATGGGTAAAGAAGTGTATCCTTACCCATGTATTCATTTAGCTATATCCCATGTTTGTGATATAGCCGCATTCTCCATGGTGGGACCATGTGAATAATTGGAGTGTCTTTATCTGGTAATCTTTCACCAGACAAGGTTCCAACCGGAATGCTTTCAGAGGCTAGTCTTCTAGCTTCGAGCTCAGGGTTATGAGCACACGCAGCGAGAATCCATTCTCTTTCTGTCATGAGGATTCACCTCCTTATGACTTGTAGGCTTATGTCTACAAGTGTATGGTTATATTTAGATACAGCTAGTTCAGATAGCTGTATCTACCATACACAGTTATAGTATGCAATTACAAATATTAACTTTTACGATAAAAAATAAATACCCCATATAGGCAATGCCTATATGGGGATATTCTTTTATTTCATATAGCCTTTATAGTTTATATTAAAGAGTCTAGATATGATTGTATCTTTGGTTCTTATATAAAGAGCGATAATAGATACATGGATGGTTATTCTAGCATATAGATCTTTAATATTATAAATACCGTAAGCAGTGAAGTTATACTTCTTATTCATCTTAGCAAAAGATTCACCATCATATAAATCATCACCAATCTCTTTATATTTAAGATATAAAGAGTAGTATTCTGCCATTGATTTATATAGCTTAACTATAGTCCCTGTTTGGAATGATGGGACATAACCCATCTCCTTACATAAATCACATATGGCGGCTCTCATATCAACCGCACTTTCTACTTTACCTTCACGTACAGTCTCAGCCACTTTATATAGCACTTCTATAGATTTATCCACATCATAAGCCCTGCTAAATTTACTATAGTCTGGGTAGATATATAGTTTATATAAACCCTTACGTCTTCCACGAACAGGAATATTTCTTATACTATTGGTTAGTTTGTACTCATTAAGCACACTATCAATCCATTCAGCATACTCTTTCTTGATATTTGGTCTAAGCATTAAGATAAATGGATTATGTAAAGATCTACGTAGAGAAATAGCTACTCTATTAAATAGTATATTATCCATCTCGCCAATATCCATAGTTTTAAATGCTTCCTCTTTGGCTAAGAAGTCAGTATTTTTAGATATAGCGTCTAATATAATAGAATATCTTGTCCAATGATGGTATATACGATTCTTTTGATTTGGTTTGAGCTTTAGATTGTTGATGGCATATGCTTGGGACGGAATTCTGCTATCTAAGAATTTTAGTTTCAATTCTCTATAATTCTTATAGTCTGATTCTTTAAATTTAATTAGTTCTTTCATTTTTAAGTCTCCTATTCTGCTTTAATTCAATATAATTAAGAACCATGTAAATCCATGTAACGCATTTTAAGCGTTTCCCTATATGGATGCACTCATACTTATAATATACAACTAAAAAATACCCTGGATGAGCAAATAGCCCATCCAGGTACTCTTTATTTTCTATTATCATGTATAGGGAAGTTTTGTGAATCTGGATCTTTATTATACACTACACGATAGGAGGAGTCTTGTTCCATACTTAATAGCTGAGAATTCATATATGCTTTATCAGTATAAACGACTATCTCTGAATATTCAAAATCTGCTGGCTTAATAGTCCTGATAACCATATCTGTCCAGTTGACATCTATATCAACTACTCTATTATTATTGACGATCTTGAATTCAATAAAAGCGGACGGACTAATAAACTTAGATTTGCAATACTTTATTAATTTATTTATATATGGGTCACCATCAAAGATATCGTTGATATTGATTTCCAAGATCTTATCTTTTGCATCCTCATAATCTAAAGTAAAGAACTGTTCCCAGCCACGTTCATTCAACGTTGGTACATTGGCAAAGTTAGCCACATAGGATTTAATATTACCAGCCTTATCAGTAAACTCAATAAGATTAGTGTGCTTAGCAGTAAAGTAGCAATAAATCTTAGGTGCTGGCATTCTTACTGTTGTAGTAAACTCTATAAAGTAATTAGAACTTACTTGTCCTTGACGTTCACCATCATCTATATTAATATCTGGTGTAGCTATATGTGTATACATGGCTTTAGCTCTAATAAAGAACTCGTTTTTACCATTAATAGCTCTAAGCTTATAGATGAATGGAACTTCAGACTTACTATTCAAATAGATGAGGAACTTAAATGGATCTTTGATCTCTTTCTTCTCTAGATCTACATCAAATCCTACATCTTGTGCTAATGCTAGTAGCATCTCTTGTGGTACATGGATATCCATATCAAGATACTTACCAGATGTAGCACCGACTTTAAGAGCCATCTTAAGATATTTCATAATATCTAGTTGCTTGGCTTTAGTGTTTACTTTGATGCGTACTTGGAAGTTCATAAGCATTTGCTCAAATGCTATAGCAATATACTTATCACGTTCCCTATCTTTAAAGAATGTATCTCTATAGTTGAACGTTCTAGCATAATACGTCAAGTCATAGTTATTGGCATCAATACCATCACGGTTATAATCTGTATCTAACTGAGGAATGATAGCGATAGCTGGCTTGCCACGTTTAATAATATCATTAACATTAAGTCTAGACCAATCATCAAAGAGATGTTTCCCTTCAATATAGACTGTCTTAAAGAATGATGCACTAAATTGTGATAAGATATAGTTCTTAAAGAACTCTACACATACTGAGTATGCATGTACGTGAGATGGTACACAAAGATTTCTATATATCTTCTTCTCCATTCGCTCTACAATATCTATAGGAACGAACTTATCAGGATCTGCATATATCTTAGATAATAAGTCTCTATTTACTACCTCGAAGTCTTTACCTGGAACTACTTTCACATCATCTGTAGTCATAGGTTTATCTTTATCCGATCTAGGTAAATGATCTCTATTTTGTTTATATTCAGATATCGTATGAATACCAGGATCATCATCACGTTTTATATCAAGCTCAACTAGAGGTATATTACCATCGTTATCTGGGCCTACTGGAGTGACTATACGGTACTCATAAAAAGGTTTCTTAGCCATAATACCTCCTTAATGACAAAAAATTATATAAATGTTTGGGGTAGCCCTAAGACTACCCCAATACATCTAATTATTTAGAAACCACCACAAGTTGTACCGCCCATAATGATAACCTCCTTATTTATCAATGATCACACAGTGGAAGTCTCCAATACGTGGATCGAATTTATCATTCAAATCAGAATAATCAGATACAAGATAATATGTGTTATAACCTTGCATTGGGTCATTCTGCTCAATTAAAGCTATACGACATGGAATATCAATATCGTGTAGTTCAGATTTTACTACTACAGCTTCACCTAGTTGTAATACTTCGGATCTAGCTGCAAAGTAATTGTTACCAGAATACATTACTTTCCTCCCATAAGAGCTTTGATATCTTCAATCTCATCTTTAGTATAAGTATCGAAACCTAGATTACAGAAACTATTCAAGTTTACAATAGTATCTTTGAAGTAGTTCATGAATGAGTTGAATCGTCCATTATTCTTAGAAATCATCATTGTATTTCTAGGGTTCAAAGACTCTTCGCATCTAGCTACGAATTCCTTATTGATGAGATAAGTGATATTCAAACAGTCACCGTCAAAGTCTGCACCCATTCCTGGTAATACCTGTAATGGAACTCGCATAGTGAAACTGTCTACCAATACATCAATACAATACATTTGTAACACAGAGCCATAGTTGATAGTTGGGTTACGATTGATAATGAAAGGAATACCTCTAGGGTAAGACTTAATGATACCTTTGATGATATCTAAGATAACTGGGTCTACATAAGTTTGGGCTTTCCACCACTTCTTATGAGCATCACTATAAGTGATATTATAAGACCTAGCTAGGATATTGATGATAGTTTGTTCCAATAGAACTAGTAATGAGTTATATGGGAGCTTGATCTCATCAATACGTAATGTAGCATCTGGAATGATTACATTACGACCTGTAAAGTTATACCGTCCAGCTAGTGCTGATTGGATTGCACCTTTCTTATGAGCTAATTCTTCGATGACAGAATCATACAAAGAATCATTAGACCCAGCATATAGATACTGGATATTTAAGAGAGCCTCATCTTTAAATTGCTCTCTTGCTTGTATGAGAGTTCTATTACTATTTACTAATGCAGCATACTTAGCAATATTATTATAGATGGCATTAGCTCCTTTGAAAGAGAATTTATCTCCTTGGAGATTAACCATCCGTAAGAATAGAGAGTATACCGGAATGGAATGTGTAAGCAATCTATCTCTATACTTTAGTAGTAACTCATAGTTAGCTATTTTATCTTTCTTAGATTTGTGCTTACGAGCATAGTATTCCATAATCTCATCTATTCTCTTACAGAACTCTATCATACCAATACCATGATACTCACCAGATTCTTTTCTGACTTTCTCATTAGGCTTTGGTTGCACTTCAAAACCATTTTCATCCAACTCAATATCTAGAGTCAAGATGTCTTTAAGAACTGCTGGAGTGATTAGTTTCTCTAGGTTCTTAAATAAGTTTGGATGGATAATTACATGCTCTTGTAATACAACCCATCCAGTAATATTAAGATCGTCATCTACATATTTAACCTTAGTATTACAGTAAGGGCAGATTTCGTTGTTATATAGTCTACCAGTATAGTGACCACATTCACAACGATATCTATCCTTATAAGCATCTTTATCATCAGATATAGATGCCCCATATTTACTAGAGAATATGGAAGAATCTGACTTTAAGTCTTTCTTTACAGTCTGTGGTTCAGAAATGATAAAGTCTCTACCTTTAGATATACCCTCGATACGAAGTTTATCTAAATCTAGAATCTCCATAGTTGTCTTCCATGATTCATCTGGTGAATGATGGAGACGGATATTCATGTTTAATTTTCTTTCTTCCATACTTATCCTCCTTAATTGAAACGTGCAAGATAAACCTCTGCACAGATTCGTTTGATTGCTTCCTTGATATCATCCATAGGGATAACTCTATCAGATAATTCCTTATAGATTTCCTCAAGAACCACACCTATGTCACCTTCGGACATGTCGTATTTAGTACATACAAATTGTAGATCTTTACCGAATATAATCATGTCCATAAAAATATCGTTTGGTGTTTGACTATACCCATAAACCAAAGATTCTTTACCATTAGACTCAGTGGTAGTATCATCTTGTACTTCAGTGTTAGAAGCGTTATTATTTCCTACAGGAGGGATAGCACATTTCTCATCATGTGTACTATCATCGATAATCAAATCCACTAAATCACTAGCAGAGATATCGTACTTATTTGCTATATCTGCTAAAATCATACCATTAGCATGATCTTCTAATATTTTGCTTTTTAAATCTTCTTTCATTTCTATATCTCCTTTTTGATTAGAGCCTTAATTGGCACGACTTTGTTTAACCAATTTAAAAATTTCTGTCTGCTTTCCAAACCATATACGTCTAGTTCGTATTTATATAAGAAATTAGCCCAATTACAACCACCGTTAATATCTTCCACAATTTCATTGTAACGTGAGATTAGGCTTCTATATCTTTTATAATATTCAACTAGATCTTTGTATCTGCGTTCAGATAAGATCTCTTCGCTACTAATTCTATATAAGTCTAAGAAATCTTCATACGATGTTTCTTTCTTATCTATAACTAATAGCATTAGCTTCATAGTTAAGTCCATAGATTTATCGACATCTAAATCAAACTGAGCTATTTGATTTTTGATGTCTCCATATCTGGTGAACAGCATATACTTTGGAGAAGACTCTTTAAAGTCGTATATAGTATTATATTCTTCATTCGTAGGTAATGAAGATAGTCTCCCAAGTCCAGCAGCACGTTCTATAGCTTTGACTTGTGTAGCCTTATATCCAAAATAAACTCTAATACCAGGCTTACCTAGGTTATTTACTTTGATAAGCTCATAAAACGCATATAAGTCTTCAGTTAACTTTGGATTATAGTATCTGAAGAATATATTCTTTAGATATGCGCTATGTCTCATAGCACCAGCATTACGCAAACTAAAATATCTTTTCAAGTCTAGATTTTTAAATTTATCTAAACTAATACCAAGATTATTTAAGTAAGTTCTAAAACTGTTATACTTAACCTGTAGCTGAGTGCTATTATGGCATAGGCTGTTTAGACTGGTTTTGGATTTAGATAGTCTAAACATGAAATCGAACCCGCCCATAGATTCTTCAATATAAGCAAAATCTGCAATCTGCTTATATGTGTAGCTATCTGGAATAATTATTGGTTTTTCCATATTCTTCCATCCCTTCTATGAAAGTAAGTGCACCCATATCATAAAATGTAAAGAACACAAAACTGTGCTTCTTAACCATATCTATAATATCATCTTTGGTGGTCTTATACTTTCTGGCTACGTGTTCGATTTCTCGCCCTTCAGCAATTTCCTTACCAATCTTTGGTATCACAAGAAACATTGCTTTATTGTCGATATAGTCACTAGCGAATCTAGTGAGAATATCATTTTTATTATCCAACGTATAACCATCACGGTATTCTTTATTGACAATCTCAATAATAGCCTTTTCTGGGTTAGGCTCATTACCGTCTATCAGCTCCATAAATCTATACGTAGCGGATATAGAGGCTTTTGCTGCTTTCAAATTACGTCTAGCTAATACCATAGTGCCTCCAACTACAATATTATGCCATCTTCTATCACCTCCTTTTTTATAATATGGAGTATTATCTTTGCGATTCTTCTTATTAGTATCACGGGTGATAATAGACCCTCTGATTGTTTTGCCACCAACTATGGATTTCTTAATATCGCATACTTGTGGCTCGGTTGTGGTACGTTGTACATAACTTGGAATATCTTTACGTACTTGGTCATACCACAAACTGATAGATTCTGGGTTCAAACGATCATTAGCATATAATTTAGAAATAGTTTGAACTACAGTCTCTTTATTTAGTTTTGATTCGATTAGGAACCGTAAGTCCCTCTTGACATCGTCTATGATTTTCACGATTGCCTCCTAGATTAAATAAAAAAGTAGAATTCTAAAATACTATTTGGTTTTCTTTCATATATCACCTCCTAAACCTTGCACAGTATCATAGGAAAACGAAAAAGAAAAACTAATAATCAAGGACCCCTAGAAGTTAAAGATCAAGATACATATTGTACCTATCACTCTAACTCCTAGAGGTCCTTGACTAAATTAGTCTCTTAAAATACCGATAGCATAACCGGCTAAACATAACAAATCTAAAACGATCATATTTTTCATCTCCTTTCGAATATAATATAACCATTATGATTACCTTTATAGTATACAACTATAAAGGTTGAGTTTTACGATTCTTCAATTTTGTCTAATTTATAGAATGCGTAAAGCTCGGATAGAGAATTGATTGCTACCATTACTGCTTGTAGTATAATAGCAGTATTGATATCTAATCCACTCCCGATAATAAAACCAATACCGCCGCCCAATAGTGAACCGAATAAACAACAAGACTTATTCAAACTATTGAATGATGTGAGGTCATCACCATGGATAGCATTATTAATGCTATCCAGTAGCATTACTCCCCATATGGTAGCAAGAGTACCATTGGAGATTGCTATACCGATGAACCGTATAGTTGGATCATCGATAGAGCATAATACGATAACAGCATATATTACCGCATCAAGTAGCCCCACTATAGGGGCATACTTCTTAAATAGCTTCCTAAATGAATTCTTGCTTAGGAAACTATTTATAGTACCAGCGAAACCTGCGTCTAGTATATTTGCCATGCTTAAAGTACTGGCACTTACTAGAGACATGAAGTATATTTGTATTGTAGGGCTGGTAAACCCAAATACAATATTCTGTAGAGCTGCGACTATAATTATAATCGCTTTAATCTTAGTCAGCATTTAAAACCTCCTTTGGAAAATAGCTAACCATTAATTACAATTATAATATACAACTCAAATCTTTAAGTTTGCAAAAAAAGAAAATAGCCTACAAGGGTCATTGACCCTTGTAGAACTTCTTTTCTTATATTAGATTATCTTACGATTGTACCATAGTTATCACGAGTATTGTCTTTATTAACACGTACACGTTCAACTTTATCAGTAGCACCATCTCTACCAGATACACGGTCTACACGGAAACGCATACCGTTTTGTACTTGATCTAATTCAACTTTGAATTCTTTAATAGCACGACCTAATTCTGGGCTCATATAGCCAGCAGAAATAGCACGGTCTAAAGCTACTGCAAATTCATAGCGAGTCAAAGTACGGTTACCTTGGTAATTGCCATCTGGATAACCAACTACAATACCTTTGTAAGCAAGGTCTTGCACCATCATATATGCCCAATGATTTTCTGGAACATCAGGGAATACTACATCAGTAATTGCTTCATTACGACCCATAGCATGATCAACTAATGCGTCAATCTTAGCATTTTGAGCTGCTACAATAGCACGAAGTTCTTCGATTTCTTTAGCCATAGCTACTTGCTTATTAGCATTCATCTTGGAAGATTTACCAAATTTCATGGATACACCTGCACCATACATAGCATCTTTACCAATTGTAGTGGATGCGGTAATCATAGTATTTTCATTAGGTTGGTAAGCTACACCAATAGCACCAGCGTTTTGACCTTTGTAGTGACCATAACCAGCTGCGAAGCTCCATTTATCATCAGCATTGAAGTCTTGATAATGTAAGTTGGCCATAGCTGCTGCACGAGCACCTACTTTACTGATTTCACGTTGGTTATTAGCAATAGCTGCATCATAACGGTTGCTAATACGTTGAGCTGCGTCATTCAATTGGCTACCGTTAATTGCATCAGTAGAACCTGCTTCTACACGGCCAGGAGCTACGTTAGTAATAGTTTTATTACCAGCATCAATACCATCTTTAGTTACAGATGGACCATTGTTAATAGTTAAGCCATCATTGTTCACTGTAGTACCACCATCGAAGTTAACAGATTTCATACCATTCAAGTTATCATTCACAGAGTATTTAACTACACCATTAGCATCTGTAGTAGCTGTAGTGTTTTTACCATTAGTGAAGTCTAAGCCATTAGAAAGCATAACTTGTTTAGCATCTTTACCATTAGCTTTGTAAGTCAATGGAGTTTTAGTAGCAGCCTTTTCACCGTTGTATTTGAATGTAGTAAGATCTGCTACATTAGCAGGAGCATCCCAACGAGTAACATTGATAACGTCGTCTCCTGCAAAACGGTTAGAAGCTTTAGCGATAGCATCTACTGTAGAACGAGATACATATACACCATATTGAGCATTAGCATCACCAGTGGATTTACCATTAGTTACACGTACTGCTGCAATATTATCAACTTGGTTGTCAGCGATTACGGATTCAACTGCTTTGTTTTTAGCTAACTCATCACGTAATTGGTTAACGTTTACACCATCATCACCATCAATACCTTTACCAACTTTAGTAATACGGTTACCGCCATTGTTTAGGCCTTTGTCAGTCAAGGATACTTCGTTTACTGGGTTAGCATCACCATCGTTTGTAGTGATATGAACGCCATCATATTTGTAGCTTGTATGGTATTCATCGTCAGCACCACGGTAAGTCATGTTAATACCTTCAGTAGTGTAAGTGGATTCGTTATTACCGTCATTTAAACTTACTGAATTAAGATTAGTTAAATCTTTAGCTGTAGATACTGTATAAGTACCAGCATCTTCTTTAACTACAATATTGTCACCAGCTTCAACAATTGTACGGTTATCATTGATAGCTTTATTCAATTGATCAACGTTAACCGCATCAGTACCAGCTGTACCTGTAGCTACATTATGAATTTGGTTACCACCAACAGAAACATTATCTAATTTGAAGTCAATAGTTTTACCAGTATTATCGGATACTGTAATACCATCGAAGTTTACTGTAGATAATTTGGTTTCATCTTTATTACCGCTTAGAATGCCAGCTTCAGTAATAACAGTTTCACCTTTAAGTGTCTTAACACCAATATTACCACTATCGATAATAGTATGTGTTGCATCATTATCGTTCAAGTTATGTACAATAACATTACCAGGGTTGATTTTAACTTCAGTTGCACCATCGTTGAAAGATGCAGTATGCATATCAGTAAGATCTTTATTTACTGCAACTGTATAGTTGTGATTGCCATCATCAGTAACTGTAGTATTAGCGCCGGCTACCACTGTAGTGATAGTATCTTTATCGGATGCTTTAACATCGTTAACAGCTTTATTCAATTGATCAACGTTTACTGCATCAGTACCAGCTACGCCAGCTTTTACATTATTGATGATTTGATCACCAGCAGAGATGCCGTTAGTTGTGAAGTATACAGTTTTATTACCTTCACTTGCATACATACCTTGCTTAGTGAAGTTAGCTTGCTCTAAGCTATCAGTATCTTCGATTTGGATACCGTTAGTTGTAACGTTAGTATTTACACTACCATTGAAGAATTGTGCACCGTTTTTGCTAACAGTTCCACGTACAGTATCTGTATTGCTACCGAAGTTTACAGAGTTCATGTCGTTAAGGTCTTTATTGACATTAACTTTGTACTCTTTTCTACCGAAAGCATTATCGGTAGAAGCTACTGTTGTATTTATACCATCAACTACAGTATTGTATTTTTGTGCTTCGAGAGCTACGTCATATAGTTGAGAGCCATTGATGGCATCAGTAGATGTGGAAGATACACGACCAGCTGCTACATTTTGTAACTGACGTGTGTAACTAGTTACACCGCCAGCACCAGCACGGCCATTAGTACCAAAGCTTACAACAGAATCCGGTGTGGAACCTGCGTAAGTGGAATTGCTGAAACGGATGTCTGTTGTATTATCCTTAATATTGGATGTACCAACAGCTGATTCTGTAACAGAATTTGTGCCGATTGCGACACCGTTTTGAACATCAGCAATAGTGTTATTGCCTAATGCCAAAGCATCAACAGCAGTAGCTTGAGCGTGAGAGCCTACAACTGTAGCGCCTTGCTCTTTAGTTGTAGAGTTGACTCCAAAGATTAATTGTTCTTTTTCAGTACCTTGAACTACGTTATTGTAGCCGAACACGTTAGATTGGTCAGCTGCAATAGTACCGTTGTTAGCACCAAAAGCTGTAGTATCAGCAGCAGTGATATTGTTATCACGACCGATAGCTACAGAAGATTCGCCAGATACTTTAGCACCATTACCGATAGCAATAGTATCATATTGGCTAGTTACTGCTTCTTTACCAATTGCGAATGTATTATCGAAATTAGTTTGAGCATTTTCACCGAAAGCAATAGAGTTCTTACCTCGAGTTTGGGAGTTTTCACCACCTACGAAAGAGTTCATAGCAGATGCAGTGTTTCCTTCACCCATAACTAATGTATTAGATGCATTAGTTTTATTACCATAACCGGATACTAATGTATTATTAGCACCATTGTTAACGATATTATTAGTACCAGTAACGACACCAAAGCTACCGTCATTAACAGAGTTCACACCGAAATCAGTGCCAGCTGCAAATGTAGTACCTGTAATAGAAGCCATAATTGCTGCTGTTAATAAAAGTTCCTTTTTCATTGTTAAATTCTCCTTAAATAAATTTACCATAAGAATACGTGAAACTTACTTACTACGGATACACCTCCACTGGCATACCCATATCTTACAAATTGTAGATATTGCCCTATTCTATAATTCCTCCTTTGAGCTTGTATAGCTCTTAAATAATAAAAATGTGTATTTGCATAATAACTACATATCCAGCTGACATATACTGGATACATAGTTATTATATACAACCATTTTGAACTTTACTTTTCGTTAAGTTCACCGATAATAGACCATCTGATTACAAGCTCACCAGTAACTCTGTCTATAGCTACACTTTGTAATTTAGATGTATTGATTTCTGGATTCTTTGGATCACGCATAGCTTCATTGAATAAGTCTAGCATTTCTCTATCATTGTCTTTTAAGAACTTACGTATTTGAGCGATTTTTAGTAATAGCTCTTCAGCAGTAAGATCACCAATGTCCAGTTTAGCTAGTTCTTCAATAGCCAATTCTTTATTAGAATAACAAATTGGTTCATATCTAATAATGCTACAATGCTTTACTGCTACACCAATTCTAATACGGCTATAACGTAACTCTTTAGTTACTAAGATATACTTTGTATTCATTATACTATTCTCCTAGACTTTCTACAGATGGTTTGATAAACCAATGTACTACACGATTACTAGAATGAACGGCTTTACTATTAGCTTCGTTATTAAACTTATGCTCTAGCATAGTACCTAAGAATTGTTCATGTTCATCTGTAGTCTCAATACCTAATGTAACTAAACGTGCAGGTTTAGCATTAGCTTCAATATAGTCTATAGCTTCTTCCATAGTATCCACCGTAGCCACCACTGGGTTACTGCTAGATACAGGTTCAAACTGTTTAGCTTCTGGATTATATTCGTATACTTCTTTAAGTACTGCGTATTGTACTTCCATATTAGTATCCTCCTAAAAAATAAGAATGTAGTATGCTAGACTGAATATCTAGCATACTACGACAATCTTTAATATTATGTAACGTGTATTGTAAGATTCTATTCTTCGTCTTCTTCAAGCTCAAAGAGATACCATTGGTAAATCTTATCCTTACCACGGAATACGAAATTACCAGGTACATCATCATTACGTAAGATGTCTTCTAATTCATCCATTTCACGGATACGGATTTCATCTTCTTCAGTTTCTGCGACATCTTTTAGCTCTACTTGTTCATATAGAGCCTCATATTCTTTTTCGATAGCTTTCTTGCCGGCATCAAAATTGAATATCTTATTATGTACATCAGTTTCAAATTCATCAGTAGTGATTGTTCTTTCACTATAGTTATATTCGAAAGTATTCAGTACGATTAAATATTTATCTGCCATGAATTTATCCTCCTAGTTGATATCTGCAGAAGTCTTATTGGATTTAGAGATATACCAATGGTGTAGTCTATTACCTTGGATATAGAATTCATGATGTGGTAATGTACCATAATCACTGGCATATTCTTTCTCTAACTCTTCTTTACGTTCAGTTAGAACTTTAGTAACTTCAGGTTCTACATCAATGTAGTTAGCTGAATAGTTTTCAATAGATGCTCTAGATGCTGTGCCTAATAAGTGCTCAGCCTCTTCTAGAGATAAATGGAATCCAATGAACTCCATAGTCACATACCCATCAATACCTTGAGTGGATGGATCATAAGCGAATACTTCTTTTACTACGTTATATAATTCTGACATAGTATAGGTCCTCCTTAGAATGATAAATAGAAATGTACTAGACGATCAGTACCGACATAAGATGTACTATTAGGTTTATCCATATCCTCGATACGATCTAAGAGTTCTAATATCTTATCTTGCACATCAGGATCTGGGTTAGGGAATACTTCCTCTCCATATCTTTCTACCAATTCATCTATTTTAAATTGAATCGTATAATCACCATCATCAAGATCAGATAGCTCGTATCTTTCTCTTAATGGATGCTGATCTAATAGACCATCTTCATGGTCGAATAAATATGTGTCCGCTACGACTTTAAATCTTTGCATTTATGTATCCCCCTATTTGGTAATTTTATCAACTACTGTTACTTTGGTAATGAAGTCATATACAATCATGCAAGTGTCCCCATCTATTATTCTTATTGTCGTAATAGTAGAGCTGGGATACATTAGTTTGATTTGATTCAATGTATCAGCTACATTATTTCTCAAATTACGGTCGTTAATACTATTTAGAATGATGCCTATATCCTCATTAGTTTTAGACGCATCATTCAAATAGTATTCTGCAACGTCTTTATCTGCAAATACATGATCATAAGCCTTTAAATATTCTGGCTTAGTTTCTTTATTTGGTTTTACAAACCAAAACATTTGTTGCATAATATACATAAGTTATCAACCTCCTATAAATGAGTGCTATAGAAATGCACAACACGGTCATGATAAACACAAATTTTAGAATCTGGTCTATCTAAAGATACTAATGTAGCTACAAGCTCTGATACAGCACAGTCACGCTCGTCATCACCAGTAACATCAATCTCAGGACCATATAATTCATTAGTTTTATATTGTAATCTTTCGATTGCATCTTCAGCATCTTCGTTTTCATTAACGAAGTCTGTTTCTTGTTCTGGCTCATCAGCCATTAAAGCATCTTCAAAATCATACACATAAGTGTCTGTCAAAATATAGTTATTATTTTGCATAATAACCCTCCTATTGGTTTAATAAGATATTTATAGTGACACCATTATCACTATCACCATTATATTATATAACTGTAAAAGACCTTATCAAACAAAAAAGAAATCCAGTATAGTCATTGACTATACTGGGATATTCTTTATTCTACAATAACGGATATGTTTTCTTTAGGAGTTAAGTAAGTTGTATTTAAAGCTGTCTTAATATCGTCAATAGCTGTAGCATCTACATTAAACTTAGTCACATCTCTACGTAATTTAACTATAATACTAGTTGGTAATTTGATCTTATTAGTATTAGATGCAGACTTACCAGTGCTTACAAAATTAGATGAATAACCAGTTGCTGTTAAAGCACCAGTTAGCTGGTCTACTGTATTAATAGTAACTGATGGCGGCTGAATAAACGTCAATTTATCAACACCAGCTAATCCGACAGAGTTTAATCTAAAATTATTATACATTCTAGATGAATTAAGTAATATAGGTGCTTCAAATTCTTTAAACGTACAGCCACTACACATATATCCAGATCCGAATGAATATCTGCTCTTTACAAATGTAGTATCTGTAACTGCCATATAAATATCATATAGACTAAAGAACGGAACCCCTCTAAGATAAGCCATAAAGTTACTCATATTAACAGCAGGACGTGCTTTAATTTGTTCTAATAATCTAACTTTATCGATTAAGAACTTCCATACATTTAATATTGTATCTTTACCACTAAAATCTGCAAACGTATTAGAGATTTCCATACTTTCATCTACTAACTTGGTTGCTCTAAATGTACCATCTTTAAATACATCAGTAGTTATTGTACTATAGTCAGCATTATAAAAAGTTCTTGTGAAGTTTAAACATTTGGAAATATCCATATTTCTAGGTAGTTTGCCACGGAAGTCTTTAAATGCTTCCTCAAACGATGTAGCATTTGAAGTATCTATATCTACAGTAGATAGATCTACTGAGGATCCGATGGCAAATTGTTGTAGTGTGTTTGGTTTAAATTTCAAAGATCCATATATATTTGATTTAGTATATGCAAATGCTCTTGAGAACTTACGTTCAGTTAAACCAGAATTGTCTATAATGGTTACAGTTGTATTTGATCCATACGGTGTAGCCAATACTGGGGCGAAATCTATAGCTACATCTCCAATATCAGTAATATCTATGGTTACGTTTCTAATACCGACATCTAGAGTTGGTATAATACCAACTAGTGATTTAGTCGTAGCATTCTTAGGTACTTTATATTTAACTGTACCAGTGGATAGATCGTAGCTAACCCATGGTTTATATATTTTAATCTTAGTATTCCTAAGTTTATTACCATTAGGTTTATTAATATAACCAGACATATTTACTGCTATATTCTTAGCTGTAGACGGATTTATATATAAACCTAAAGACACAAACCACCTATAATCTAGATCATTAACAGTATCAAATGATAATAGACCATATACGTCAAGCTCTTTAGAATAGTCTACTTTAACCCTAGGTATATATTGGCCACTAACTACGCCATGTCTAAATGCAAAATGCAATTTAGATGCATCTTTAAAATTAAATACTCTCTCTTTAGTATAATACGACCTAAGTGGTACTATACCTTGGTATACCATATTTTCAGTATTTATAAAAGAGCTTAGATGTGCAATAAAGTCTTCAGCCATATTCATTTTTACTTTAGTTTCGTATGCACCTAGACCGCTATGTAAATTATTTTGAGTTTCAGGGTTACTTATATCGTATCCTTGCATTCGAAGCTCGAAACTACCAGATGCATTAGCCATATTAGATAATTTTGTTTCATGGGACGACATATAAAGATCTAGATGGTTTTCACCATCATCAGACTCTTCAATATACTCCTTAAATGCATTTGACATACCATTTTTATAAGTGAATACGTCTTGTGATGATAGATCGTATTTACCATTTATGGATTTATATTGCATGTCGATACTTTTACTATAAGCACTTCTAGAGAGCGGACATAATTCCATTAACTGGTTATATTTATCATTGGGTAGACTGTTACCAAAACGTAAAGCCTCAATAATTTCAGTAACATCTTCAAAGTCACCCTCGAGCTCTAGGATACATATACCATCAGCTTCACGGTCATGGAAATACTTATTAAGCTTAAAGCCCATATCTTCAGTATATAGTAGACCGTGTGTGCCAACTTCAATACTTATTACTTCATTACCAGACACATTCCAAGTACCAGTCTTTTCTTGACCAGGGAATGGTGCCATAGCTAGATTACCACTTAATGGATTAAATATCTTAGTAAACTCATCTGCTTTATAGATATCAATATCTTCGATATCATAGCAATATGCATCATCAAAATACTTATCCCAGCCTAGTAAGAGAGAACCACCATACTTAATAGATAATTGTCTATTTTGATTATCCTGACACATAATATCAAAGACAACCTCTCTAGCACCTATTCTAGTTTCAGATAGCTTCTTAGATGTGGCCCTACCAGTAGCAAAGTTATATGCACCATCAACAAGATCCATATTAGACAGCATAGAAGAGTTAATCATACCATCTAAGTTACCTGCAGACTTAAGTTGCATCATATAGTCATAATCAAAGATAGTACCGTCTAAGAACTGCTTACGCATATAGTAAGTCACGTTATCATATCTATTCTTTAGTTCTTCAGGTTTAGCATTATATGATGATAATGCTGCATCATAAGTAGACTTTACTAATGCATCGTTCTTAGTTGGTGCATTTGTACTACTAGAGTGCACTGATATCCCAGAAGAGTACAATGTCTTGAATGGTTTGTATGTATTATAGATATATGCTTGATTGATAAATGTATTTACCATAAGTGAGTTGTCTTCATCATGGTAGACATCTTTATCTATAAGATTAACCTTATATTTAGCCATAGTATCATTGATAAACTTGCTAATATTATCTATCTTAACCATAGCACTTGTGGGGCATACGTTATACAATGCTTTAAAGCCCTTATTGTATACAGTCCATTTTACTTTATCAGTACCATTAATAGTTTTATACTCAGCTTCAGGTTCCCAACCAGGTGGCCATGGAACGTTAGATTCTATACCAGCAACTATGGTATCGTAATCATAATCAACATTGATATCTGGGTTGACCATAGTCGGAGCAATAAAAACTCTCTTTCTTGTAACGGTATTATCAATCTTTGGAAAGGTAGTAAAGAATTGGTATGGGCTATCATATGCTTGGTATACACCAATATTCTCACTATTCTTAACACCAATATCCGTAGTTTTTAACCAGTGATCATTTCTATTATAGTCTCTAAAACTTTCAGTGATATCACTTCTAGTATCATCCGTATTCCAACTAGAACCAAACTCATCTGTTGTTTCAGTTAATACACTAATAGACGTACCACTACCAGCAATATAATAACCAGCATTTGGTATAGTCATACTAAAGTTTCTTTTATTTACAGGGAATACTATGTGAGATTTATCTTCAAATCCATCTTGATCTATTAAATCCAATATAGGAGCATTGGTAGAGATAATACCAGAACCAGCACTACAGATCGTATAGTGTACTTTCTTAGCCCAGAATGGTACTTTAAATTTATGACTACCAGCTTTAAAGATATAAGCTTTTCTAATCTTATCTTTCTTAGCTTCGGCTTCTCTTAAAGCAGCATATACTTTACCTTGGATCTTGAAGCGTTTTTGTGTAGCTAGTTTAGATGTGGTCTCACCAATAGCAGCGTAAGCTCTAGTTCCATCTGGTAACTTAAACCCTTTACACATATCTCCGGCTTCTTCTTTTGTGGTATATAGTGTAATCTCTTCTCTACCATTACGACCACGTATTACATATTTTATATCAGTTAATTTAGCCATAATAGTCTCCTATTATAAGTGATCCATATCGTTATCGGCTTCTGGCGATCTTTGATATTCAATCCATTCCTCGGTACCATCTGGATGAATTAAATGGTTATTATTATCATATACCGCAACTTTAGAGAAGTATCTATGTGCTAAATTATCAGTAGTGATAAACGAGTTAGGTGATAATCCACCAACAGTATCAGCATTACCACCATTGGCTCTAGCTGTAATGGTATTAGTAGTACTACCGATAATAACAGCTTGATTATTAATATAAGTCGCAGGGTAAGTTTGTGTACTATTTGTATCTATATTATATTTAGTATCATAAACTCTACCATTAATGATTACGCTACGGTCTAGTAAATCTAAAACCTGGTTGAAACTTAAAGCTATTCTTTCATCAATACTTCCGCTCGTTGCTGGTAGTGTCTTTGGTGGAGCAAAGCTAGGAATGGTTGACGTACTATAATTAGCAATACAATCACCCAAAATAACAAAATCATTTGGTATAGTAGATAGATCGATATATGCATCTAATCCATGGATTGCAATGCTAGGATCCTGTTCAAGTGTTTCAGTATAATATAAAGTAATATCATTACTATTAAACCCTAAAACTAATTTATTTGTAGTACTTAGGCTATAAATATATACGGTAGAAGACGTAGAAGCTAGATGAATATCTAAACGTCTATCAGAAGCATTTGGTTTACTGAGTGTATATAAATAACCGAATTTATGCGTATCTATATACTTTTCAGCAAAGTGAGGAATAAGTTCTTTATTCGTTAGAGCGATCTTAGCACTTGCTGTATTTAGGTTATATGTATGATCTCTAGCGCTAATAGTAAAATCATTAGCAGTGATTGGTTCGTTACTTTGTAGAGTGATAGATGCTAATTCATTAGCTGTAGATGTACAAATACCACCTACGATAAAAGTAGTATCGGAGACTCTATATATGGTAGGTCTAGTATCTGAGTATCTATTGTATCGATCCATATCAATCTTATCTTTAATGATTATCTTATTATTATAGAAAGTCTGTTGATTGAATGAGTTGATTACAAACTTAAAAGTATTATCCTCAATAATAAGTGTTTTATTTGTACTATTAACCAACCTATCGCTTAATGTAATCTTAACGTAGTTATTATCATAGCTAAAAGATGTATATGCAGGGCACTTAAATACTTTAGTTATAGAGTACTGAATTTGATTTAAACGTTCACTTAAAGCAGTTAAATCTGTCTTTAAAGCATATTGATCTGCAGCTTTACCACCTAACTGTGTTGAGTTAGTAGATGTATTAACTGGTGCAGAGTTTACTATATTTTTTACGGATTGTTCGAGACCCGTTATAGCATTTACATTATGAGTATGGTCTAATGGTGCAACTGCCTTACCATTAGCATATATAGTACCCGAGGCATTAATATTACCAGTTACACTGGTATCATGTAGTTTTGCCATTATATTACCTCCATGAAAAAATTGTTCAAATTATAAGAGTGTTAAAAATCCATGGGTTGGTCACCCATGGATTAAAAACTCTCTTATCAATTACAAAAATCTCTTTTGCACCCGTCTAAAGATAAAAGCGATTATCTTTGGTGCAACTTTCAACACTTTAGGATTCAATAAGATAGCCTTAAATATGCTAAAGAGTTTACCCTTGAAAATAGCACGTTTAAGTTGTCTATCTAAATTTGTCATACAAAGTCCCTCCGAAATAAATAAATTATTCTTTGAATGGAAGGGATTCACATAATCCACACTTGTGGTACTCAAGCTCAGTATATACATTAAAGTTTCTTTGTATACGAGACATATCAAATGTATAGTCTGAGAATAACTCTCTATATAGGTCTAATTCTAAATGCCTTATCTTACATTGTTGCCCTAGCTTATACTGCATATTATTGTAGTACAGGTGACTAATAGCTGGGCATTCAAAACAATGTAAACATTCACAACCATCCTGGATGCTACACATAGGAAGATTATTATACTCTCTACAAAAGTTCTCTAAGGCATTTTTATCTAAACCTGAGTAAATGTCCCCTATAGATAATGTTTGGTCATCGTAATAGGAATCATCTGAGAAGTACCCACACGGATAGATATTGCCATGTATGTCTATATGTAAGAAATGTCCAAGATGTCTACAGCTAACACATCGCATCTTAGTAGCATCTGATAAATCAGTATGTACATAAGCCATAGCATCTAAGTTAGCCACAATAGAATTTGGAAATTCCTTACTATCATTGTATATATGATATAGTTGAGGTTTTAGTCTCTCTATAAACTTAGGGTCTTTGTATTCATCACAATCACTAAGTAAATAATATTCCCATTTGGTGCAACCATTATCTACTGTAAATCTATATGCTTGATATAGTTCATCTACAGTATCTGGTGTTAATGCAGTTCTAACTAAGATTTTATCTCTATAGTCAGATTTGCCTAGTTTACGGATGATATCTTTAAAATATTCATCATCATAAGAATTATTTTTTACTTTACGTGATTTAGATGCACTAAAGACCCCATCCCAGGATATCTTACAACCCCATGGATTTAATATACCATCATCCCAGAGACCTATCAACCCATCTATATTGGTTCCGTTAGAAATCGTCGTAAATTCTACATTTACGTTCTTATATCGTTCTAACTTTTTGAGTTTTCTATAAGCACTTCTAATCTTATCACAATGAAGACTAGACTCTCCACCAGTAACCTTAAATTCTAATGTATCACCTAAAGGCATCTTTCTTAGAAATTGAACTAGTTGATCGAAATCAGTAAAACCATCATATCTGGTTTTGGTATCATATTTCTGGAAACAATACACACAATCAAGATTGCAGTATTCAGATATCTTGAAAGTGATAGCATCTATACGATCATACATTATTTATCTTCCACATTAGGATCGACTTCTTCTGCTGGCTCATCATCTAAGAAAGAGCTTAAGAAATCGTCCAATGGTTTAATTATCTTATCTTCATCAGGAAGCGGTAATCCTGCTTGGTCATAGATGAAGTATTTATATGCTTTAAGTACAGGTGCTGAGTTATAGAACCATAGATTAGTTCTAATAGCATAGTTATAGAAAGTTTCAGATGTAAGTCTATCAGAAATCAATAAGTCACTAGCATCCCAATCATAGATAGAAATAAAGTTCTTATCTTCTTCAGATAGGTTCTGTAATGTCACTGTAGGATCATATGCTCCAACCATTCGACATATGAATCTTAATATTCCATAGAAGTATGGAATATTGTTTTGGTTATATACATATAACCCACGGAATAATAATTGTGGCTCTCTAAGATTACCATCAACTAAATTAACCATTTTATTGACTAGCTCTTTACATTTAGCAAAGTCTCGTACTGAGAAGTTTACTTCAAAGAGCTTATACCATAGTGCTAGTTTAGTAATACCATAGCTACCATATTGTACTTCAAAGAGTGATTCTGGTAATTGTACATCGTCTAGCATTTCTTTAACTAGTGTATCATTTTCTATCTCTTCTAATACAATACTGATACATTGTACGAATGTATTGATATAGATTACATTTAATGCATCAGCTGATAGATTACCATACCCAAAACGTAATGTGTCTAAGTATTTCTTAATCTTGAAAATACACTGTGCATCTTTAGGTAATGTCTTAGCATATACTAATGTAGCATATTGGATATACGTATAATGAATGATAGCAGAATATGATTCTGTATCAGATTTGGCTATACTTTCGTATAGATTACAGTACATACCAAGATAGTTAAAGTAATCCTCTTTATACTTAGACATATCAGCTATTCTGGATAAAGTGAATAGCTTAGTTTCTAAGTCAATCTTAGTATCATTGTAGTAGATGTTTAAGTAATCTGCTCTAGTCTTCTTAGGGGAGATTGCTACATCTAATTCAGTTAAGTATTCTGGACAATACTTCTTAACTAGGTTCTGTAAAGTCCCAGTAAAGTATTCCCATTTAATTTTGTTTTTGATAAAGACGTTATCATATAGACAGAAGTCTTTGAATGTAATAAGCTTACGGAATTCGTTCTCTCTATACATCAAAATATTTTCATATTCTTGATCGTCTTTAATAGCGTTATATATACGCTCAGGTAAAAAGTCAATCATTCTTGAGTAACCTCCTGATGGTATCGTTCTAAATGATCTTTATAGCTTCTAACGTAAGCTAATAATTTATCGTAATCGTCATCATCTAAAGAGTCTATCCATTCTCTAATGGTAGTGTATATGATTTCAGACATTTGACATGTAGCATCTAAGTGGTTTTCTCTCCACTTATCACCAAACTGTGCATAGCGTTCATATCTACAACCGCCATCACAAATACATTTGTATTTACATTCCTTACAGTCTGGAGATGTACATGGTGCTTGTAAGATATCCTTATCAAACTCAGTCTCTTCTTGAGATAATGCGGTACAGTAAGACTCTTCACCATATGGTGTAATAACCTTATATTTACCGACATCACATGAACCAAAGTTATCATCATCTTGTAAGATAGCTATAATACGGTTCATGTGTTCCATATACATTCTCTCTAGAGTAAATGTCTTCTTATACTTCTCTCGGAATAGTTCTAAATATTCTGGTGCATAGTATGGTCTATGGGCTAATACAAATTCACCATTGACATTATACTTCTTCTTCCATTCTACGAAAGTCTCATGTATCTCATCAAAGATTTGTATATTCTCATTACCAATAACGCACTTTACATCGAACTTAGTTCCTTGAGAGATAGCATATTGGATATTATCATATACGGTCTTAGATATAGAATTACCACAAGTGTCAACACGGTTCTTATCAGAGAAACCATCCCATGATAACTGTATCTCACTAAATGGATACTTCTTATCTAATTCAATAAACTCTTTAAAATTAACTACAGTAGATGTGACTACTTGGAATTTAATCTTACCATAATACTTCTCTAATACTTGCTCTATTAGATCTATCTTGAGTAATGGTTCACCACCAAAGAATATAATACGTGTAGGATTTTCTACACGTATTATTTCTTCAATCTGTTCAAATGTCATACTCTTAGGGTTATCTCTGCCCTTAATATAACAATACTCACATCTGTTAGGACAAGCCTCTGTAAGCATTAGGTATATTTCTTTATAATCGTTATTCATTATTTATTTTCACAACCACTACAATCAGACCAACCAATATGGTTAGAGTACTCACCATCACTATTAAAGTTAGGGTCTAATGTATTGACTAAGTCAGTGTTACCAGTCTTTCTATTATACCTCATTTCCCAATGATATTTTTTAGGGTTATCATATGGTGCACCAGGATACCACTCTAAATTAGTATTATTATCAGCGTGGTGAGTTCTAGGAATAGAGGTTGTATCGTTTTGGTCTCGTAATAAATAATAACCATCTTCATTACCACGGTATTTGTTTCTATACATCCAACGTCTACCCCAAGGATCATAGAAGAAAATATAAATATTATGGTCGTGGTCCGAGTGTCGGTAAGTTTCCCATCCTAATTTAGTTACATATTCTCGGTGAGTATCATTTTGATCTGCTAAAAAAGTAAGCTTTAAGAAATCATCACCTAATTGACGGTGTTGACAAGTTAATTGACATGTAGACTGACAGTTAACTTGACAACCGATAATACAGTGACCATTTACATCATAAAACTTACCATTATTCTTAATGAAGAAGTTAGATGTGTTAATCAGATTCTCACGCAATCTAGCAAACCACTCTAACTTTATAGGCTGATTATAGCTTTGGCCATCAGTTCTAGCTGGGAACTTAGTATTACCATTAGCATCTCTAAATGCATCAACTGTTACTGCTGCAGGTGGATTAATAGTTTCTGCGTTTAAAGTTATACGTTCAGTGATAGATGTAGCATTATTACCAATACTCGGTGTATATTTATTATAGAAATCTAGAATGTTTTCTAGCGTATCTCCATTTACATATTCGCTATTGAGTAAATTATTAAGATCAATAATACGAGTCTGAATACCGGTATTGGTTGATGGTTTAGGGTTGGTAAAGTTCATCTTATTAGCATGATCTTTATCAATATTATCTTCTTGGTTTTGACGATACTTAGGCGTACCATTCTCCCAATAGTTTCTACCATTAGAATCTGCAGGTGGGTTATTTGATAATTGTTTCATTTCAGTATAAATAGCTACACAAGTTTGATATGATTCTACTAATCCACGTACAGTAGTATCTACGAAATGTCTATCAAATGCAATATCCACATTAGACGGAATATCGGTTGTTATTTTATTGTCTTTCTTAACTACATAAGGGACATCGGGGATAGTCCATCTGTAGCGATTATTCATATTAAATTCTATATTAGCCATAAACTATCACCTCCTAAATTGTATGTAAATAGTCTCTAATAATGGCACGGAAGTCTTCCATAGTTGCATTATCATCTCTAAGCTCAAGAAGTTTCTTCTTATTACTGTTTAACCATACATCTACGTAGTTCTTAAAAGATATCATAGCATCTTTAGATGGTTTAGATGTAAGATTTACGTTAGTAATACCCTCACCAGACAAGAATAGCTCATCAGTGAACTCTAAGTTGAATAAACGTAGTTGTACTAGATTGATAAATATCTCTTTGATATTTAATAGGCGTCTAACTATGATGGCAAATGCAATTACATTAACTTTATCATAGAATCTTAGTCCATCAAATAACGCTTCATGATCAGCTAAAGAACTGTCTATATAACGGAATAGTTTATAAGCCCATAAGATAAATCCATGATAATTACCACCATTAAAGCTTACTTCCATATACATTTCATACAACCACATTACACCTAGAGATGTATATTTGTATTTAGTATTTAAAGACTCATGATTTAACGCTATACGTTCTAGTATAAGATCTAAAGCCGTATTTGTCAAGTCATTATGTAAGAGTCTAATAAAGTAAGCTTGTACTTCAAGCCATATATTCTCTATATTATCAGTATCTGTATAATATGGTGCTACTTTAGCTCTGACTTTAGTATAATGGTCTACCAGCTTATCATAAGCAGTTGTATCAAACGTTTCATGGTTATCTTGCATTACCTTGTATAGGAAATATCCATTTAACTCGATATAGTTTACATGGATATAGTTAGGTAATGCAGCTAACTCCTCATCTGTTAACCCATTATACATATTTACGAAGTCTAATACGTATTCAAAATGAATACCATCAGCATAGCTATATGTAAATAACCTTAATAAGGCATACATCTTATCTTTCTTAGATGTGGTAGGGTCACTAACTATAGCAGCTAATGTAGCACTAGATATATCAGATGTATAAGTGATATATTTATAGATATCTGGATGAGATTCTCTTATTTCAGTTTTAACTTTATTAAAATACTCTGCTAATGGCCCTGTAGTGATAATATTATATTGGGCTTCTAGTTCTTCTTTAATGGTTTCACCACAAGTTATCTCTTTATATAGCTTATCAAACTCGGTATAATCAGATCTTGTTTTAAGATAGTCATATACTTCGTCAGTTATAAATAGTTTCATTACGACCATCCTCCACAGTTCTGATTATGACATGTATCATATTGGCAGTTTTGACATGCAATTTGGCAAGATGCTTGACAGGATACTTGACAGGAAGTCTTACATAAGTCATTTTCCCAGTATGTATTCTCTAGGTCATTGAATGCTTTATTCAATACATGGAGATTACCAATCATCAAGTTTAATACAGCGCCAGAATATAAGTCCCCTGGAGCCATAGCTCTAAATAATCCACTAGAAATCTGTCTATAATCACCATACATGATACCCACAGCACCATCATTAGCTTTAAATGCACCATTAGATTCATATCTAGCACCAGAACCAACGTGTACATTAAACTTTTGCCCAGGATAAACGTCTAATACTACACGTTTATACTCACCTTGACCACCAACTGCTTGGTTAAGGCCATCTTTAAACATACCACGTCCGGTTGGACCACGTTGAGAATCAAAGTTAAGATTCCAACCAGAGTCATTGGCTAAAGAGATATTATCACGACTACCACCATTTGCAGTTATATTACCAAATACAGTGGCTTCACCATTAGCACCAGGTAAATGTGCTGGGATATAGCCTACAACTTGATATGTATGTGGTGCACGATATCCTGTATCTGGCCAGCTACCTTGACGTGGATTGTCATAACGCACAAAGTCACCGGTATATTTGAGCTTATCAAGAACTCTATCTAAATGCTTATAGCGTTGTGCAGGGAAATTCTTGAAATCCCCCTGTTTGATATATCGACCCATATACTCATAGATTTCTACTTTAGCTTCTATTGTACCACTAATAGTGAACGCACCACCACCAATTAATACGGCAGAGATTTTATATACACCAGATGGAACAGTAAACTCATAGTTTCCTGGTACCGTATACACTTTATCTAAACCATATGCAGTATCATCACCATCAGTCTTATATGCTACGTATACAAAACCTTGTGTTGGTTTCTTAGTAGGATCACCATACCATTTAGGAGCACCAGGTGTACCTACGGTAATAGATTGTGCTGAACCACCTTTGACGTTTAAAGCTGTAGTAATAAAGTCTCCAGGTAACCCAGTGCTTTGTTGTCCGTAGTGCATACCTCTACGGTTACTATACCAATCAGTAGATGATTCTGGTCTACCATAATATCCGAATCTCGTCTCAAATAAAGCCATCTTATATCCGGTAACACCAGCTAATACGTTATCAATGTAAATACCGTTACCACCTTTAACAATAACCTCATTAAAGTTAGTATCGCCACCATTAGTACCCATAGACCCACCAGCACCACAGAGTCCAAGTAATACTGTTTTAGTACCCTTAGGCGGAATAAATGTGAATCTACCAGGCATGTCATATTTTTCAACAGTATAACCTTCCATTGATTTGCTAATACCTAAAGTACTACTCATCAATTCAGAAGCCATACCTAATAAAGTATTCATGCTAGATGCTTTGAGAGATTCACCAACTACAATACTGCTGCTAAATCTCTCAACTATATCTCCGACACTAGCATCACGTCTAATACGATTTTCTGGTGAACCAAATCCAGCACGAATACGTTCTAGTGATTTTGCTTCTTTAAGATTAACAGCAATAGCACTAGCTATATCAACCAACGGAGCCTTGGCTACTATGTTATCTTTGGTTCTGTCTATTTTATCAGGAATACTGTAACTTACAGTATTCCCTCTTTTTACTTGTGTTGGCATGTAAAATTAATCCTCCACAAACTCAACTCGTTTACCAACCATAGCTGCTACAATAGCGTTAATGGTCATTAATTCGTGTTTAAAATATGTATCAAAGCTAGGTAATATATTACCCTTATTATTTAGATTCTCATACTTCTCAACGAAATGATTTAATCTTACACCAAACTCTCTATCAAATAGATTGACTGTCTTAACTTTCTCATCATAGTATTTCTTGACTTTAAGATTTTCAATTAATACATTTAGTTGTCTAGAACGGATATTAGTTGCTTCAAGTAACTTATCTTGATAAGCTTTAATGATTTCTACAAAGGCTTTCTGTAAAGTACAATAACCAATAGTTGGTTCATTAAACTTACCATTCTTAGTATAGTTCTCATAAGGACAACCAGACTTACAGATAGAGATGGCTTCACATCCCTTACAGCGTTCTAGTTCATATGTAGCAACCATAGGCTTAGGGTCAACTTTAGTTTCATCTACACCAGTATAGAAGTTACCAATCTTGCCAGCAATTAAATCTACATTATCTGTAGTCGGATAATCTGGACAAGGCCAAATATCACCTTTCCAGTCTACAATAACCCATCTAGGATTACCAATATTACACATAGAAGTATCTTCTTTGATAGGTTCTAATGCTAGATTTAATGCTTGGTCTACTTTATATAGAGAGATATTACGTTTATTAGTTTCATCGTTCAAGATATCGATATACATATCAAGAATCTTCTCGTAATTATCTTTATAATCTTGAATAGATTGAGCATCCCAATCTAAGTCAGATGCTGGTACATTAGCAATATTATTAATACCTAAGTCAACTAGCATCTTAACTGATTCATACATATACTTAGCTGTATCTGGAGCAACTGTCATACGTGCTTCGATGAGGTATCCTAAGTCTCTATCAATAAGCTTTTTCATATTCTCAATAACTTTATCGAAACTATTACATCTATGCTTATCATGAACTTCTTTGATACCATCCACAGATACTAAGATTGGGATAGAAAGCTCATCAATGTAATCAATCATTTCATCAGTAAGTAAAGTCAGGTTAGTTGTTGCAGTAATACGAATCTTAAGATTATTCTCTAAGACATAATCACATACGGCTTTAAATGTATCCCAATTCATTAATGGCTCTCCACCAAACATGTTTAAAGTGAATATACCAGCCATTGGGTCAACTACATTGTATGTGGCTTTAAGTATATCTAATGCCATTTCTTTTGGCATATAGTCTTTACCTTTATTAGATTCGAAACAATAACTACAAGCTAAGTTGCAGTCATTAGTTAACAACATTGTTACAGCTTGAGGTTTGCTGTATACGGTTGTAAAGTTTTCCATTGTTTCCTCCAAGGATCATTCTAAATCTTTCATATAGTTTCTTCAACTTCTCAGGAGGATCATTGCGTTCACAGATATAGTCTCTACCATAAGCTGTCATAAATGACTTGATGATTGGCCTAGTTTCATCATTAATAGTATAGGTTCTTTTTAGTTTAATGTATAGACTATTCATAATACTAGTAGACTCTACAATATTCTTTTTAATCTTCTTATTATAGATACCAGCTGTATTATACTTCCAGTCTTCCATAAACTCTTTTGCGACTTCAGCAATGGCTCTGTTCAGTTGACAGATATTTTGATGTGGATATTTAGAGTCAAACGTAGCTATATCGCTACAAGATTGACATACATTCTTAGCCACACATCCACGACACTTAGGGTGACTGTGGACATCTATCGGCTCTGGAAATACTAATTGGTTACTATACACATTCCCAATGTGTCTAGTATTATTAACCAGAGCCAGTCTATTAGCATATATCTTACCATATGGGGATACATATAGTTGTCCTGAAGTAAAGAAGTTACTATCAGTTGAAGTATCTTTATAATCTGGAACTATATAGTCTAAATAAGACGTAAGATATAATGCGTCAAACTTGTTCTTAGTAAACTTGAAGTATTGCTCATAAGCATATTTAGTTGCATTCTTTAAGTTAGTCTTGAACTTACCAGTGATATCAATAGATTCGGCTGGCTCAAATAAGATACTTTTAACTCCTAGTTTACTAATAAAATCAAAGTTATCTTCAAAATATTTGATGGTATCTTCCATTAAAGTCATATGGATAGTTGCATGAGTCTTAAGAATATTTAACTCACGTAAACAAGTTAATCCACGGATAGCATCTTTATAACCAGTACGGTGTTTATTATTATGCTCTTCCTCACCATCTAAATAGCATACTAGATCAATAGCATTTGCTTTAATAACTTTAGCTTTAGCTAATGTCATTAGCGTAAGATTAGTATGAATCTTATATCTACAAATGACATTATTCTCTTTAAGCTTATCTATAATATAAGTGATCTTATCCCAACACATCAAAGGCTCACCACCTTTGAAGGTTATGGTATATACACGACGATAATCTTTAAAGATCTTAGTAATCTTTTCTATCATAGCATCTATAACCTTAAAGGACATATATTGTTTACCTTTAGCGGGTAAGTAATCACATTCAATATTATTATCATTAGTGAGATAGAATACGATCTCTCTCACATCATTCCCTATTTCTTTAAACTCTAAAAACATGTCTTTCTACAAATTCCCCTTATATAATAACTTTACATTAGCAAGGATAAATCATACTTATCTTCCCCAAGACTATGATTCTCCTGTAGTCTACTCATTGTTGGGCTACCAAACTTATTACGAAGTATCCAATCATGGATACGTAAAGCAACCCTATATTTAGCTCTAATTAGAGCACATTTATCTTCGGCCACTAAATGATAATCTTTAGTTGATGATAGCATATTTTCCATAGCGCAAGGTGTGCACATGTTCCTAGCCTCGCAGTTAATACAATCATTCTTAGCTGTACTTACAGTACAAGGATATTGATCACCAATATTACGATTATACGAGACTCCATATCTAATATTTCCAACCACACAGTCATTATATACTTGAGATGCATGATCTTCAAAATCAGTATTAGGTGCAATAGAGCATCCGAATAATACACCATCTGTATCTACAACAAACCCAGTATTTGTTTTAAAATGACATGGTCGTCTAGGTTTAAAATCAGAACTGAGGTGTTCCATAGATAATAGATTTCTCATATACTTAGGAATAACGGCTAAACCATACTCTACATACTTAAGAATAAGTATAGACGTTCTATACATAGATTCTTCATATGTAGCCAGTTCTTCGTCAGTAATACCACCAGCTAATATGGCAGCAAATGTAACCTCAGGGATACCTAAGTTTAATACACTCTTTACATGCTCTTCTATATTCCCAAAATAGTTATTTGGGAATGTAAGTCTAGCTGTAATATCTCTACAAAGACCATAATCATATAGTTTACGTAAACCTTGAAGGGTTTTATCGTAAGAATTATTACGCTCATAGTTATGCTTTTCTGGTGTACCATCTACAGAGATATTGACATGGACATTATACTTGCTTAAAGTATATGCTATCTCATCAGTTATAAGTGTACCATTAGTGGATATCATAAAGTATAGTTTATGTAATAGATTTAGATCGTCCATTAGCTCAAGACCATACTTAATGATTTCCCAATTTACTAATGGCTCACCACCAAAGAAATCAATTAGTGTACTAGTCTCAGGATTTGTATCACATAAGAAGTCTATAAAAGATTCCATAACTTCTTTAGACATATTCTTATTTTTCTTATCATCCTGATAGCAGTACCTACAACTAAGATTACACCCTGTTGACATCATTAGTTGTACATTGCGAATATTATAGAAAGTCTCCTCTAAAGGACTTACGCTACGGAGCAACGTGTCATTCTCCATTGGTTGTTTACGTAGAAGTAAACTGTTAGGTTTGTGGTATTGAACCAAATCTCTTTATTGTTCTCAGGGCTAGTTGGAGCTGTACCACTAATAGTTACACGAATACCACCAACACGTTTAGAGTCTTCAGCCATATCTGCAATAGCTGCACGGTCAGCAGTAGTAGCACGATCAGCTAATTTAGCTTTATCAGCAGTTAATGCTTTATTGGCAGTATCAGAATAAGACATACCAGATGGTTTATCAGTTAAGTCGTTATAGGAACCAGTAAACGCAATTCTTGCTAATGTCTTTTTGAAGTTTTCAAATTCAGTCTTATCTAATTTAGATTTGACCACATCCATCAAAGTTACACCTTGACCACCGAAGTCGCCTAAAAGACCATTAATATAATTCTTAGCCCAATTATTAGCGTCTTGTAATGTAGCATTCCATTTAGCACGTTCATCATTAGTAATATGACGAGCATTGTCATTTACATGGGCATTGATTACAGAAATATTGGCTTTACCATCAAGCATTGCCTGTAAACTAGGAGCCAGCTCATGATAAGAGACTTTATTTTCATTATTAAAATTAGAGTCCATTTATTTTTCCTCCATAAAAACCCCAAAACGGGGCAGAATAGTTTGAATTACATAGATGTTTTTGGTGCTGTAAAGTATTGACTTTACATACTAATAAACCGCAAGGAGGTAATAGATAATGAAACGTAC